GGAATGTTAGTCATTATATATTTTAGAGAGAAAATGTTAATTATTCATTTTCATTTTTGTCTATTATTAGTTCATTATAGTTCCGGAAGAACCTAAAATCGCTTCCCTTGCGAAGTGAGGTGTCTATCAACAAAAAATCATATCTTCCTTTGTATGCCGCATTCATTAATTCATCAGCATCTTTTTTCGGCATCATCATAAATTCTTCTTGTATTGTATTTATTTCTCGCATCGTTTTTGGTTTGAATAAAAAAATCATAGAAGCATTACTTCGCAGGGCAGGGGATAAATCCGTTGATTTATGGGCGACTACAATAATACTTAAATTTTTGTGGCGACGATTTTTAATAACTTGATTTAATCTTTTCTCGTTTTCTCGTGTTCTCAACTGACTACTCACATCGTCCAGTATCAATAAATTATGTAAGTTGTCCTCTACCGCATCTTCGCCAATCTCGTCTAAAACTTCAAATACTTCATCATTTAATTCAACGAACTTTTGGTCGTCTGCTATTTTTTCCAACGGACTATTTTTGATTGTATCCGCACTCGGCGACACAAAAATAACCTTATTAAACATCTTACGGTAAGAGAGTTTGCGTTTTCTATCTTTTGTGAATTTATTTGACCGGATAAGATTGATAATTAAATTGGATTTTCCCGAACCACTCGCACCTGAAATGATGTAAAAAAAACTGGTATTCATCAAAGGTTCTGCGATACTTATTCCTTTTTTATCACATATAATTTTATCACAACTCATTTCTACCTTGTTAATATTGAGTTCTGTGTTTTCTATTTCGGTAATCTTCATATAAAATAATCAAAGATAAAAATTAAATATTATACAAATATCATAGATGGGATTTGTTGCGGTTGTGGAGAGGGTGCTGGTGTCGGTGCTGGTGTTGGTGGTTTCGCTCGTTTTGTATATTTACGCTTTGGTTTGGTGTCCGCAGGAACTACCTTCTGCTCCTTTTCTTTCATAAGTTCCTTATATTGTCGCATTGTGAGGGGTTTATCGTCTTCTTCTACAACTGGCGGTGCTGGTTTTACCGGTTCGCCAGCGTGTAAAGTTGTATCCATTTTGACCTCTTTTTTTTTTGCTTTTGCCGCCAACATTCTTGCGGTTGCCGCTTTTTGTGCTGCGGTTCTTTCTTTTTTAACTGCTGCTTTTTTAGGAGCGGGTCTGTTAATTTGTATTACTTCTTCGCTGTCTGTGTCGCTGTCCGTTTCGCTCTCGCTTTCCATAATCTCAACTACTTCTTCTTTATAGGATAATTTTTCAACCGGTTTTCTTATGACTTTTTTTTTCGGCATTATATATATATGGATATAAAAAAAAGTATTCCTAAAACCAAAAAAGATTTTGCTTATTTAGAAAGTATGGGACAAAAAATAATTGCTGATGTTGAACCTGAAATTGTAATTGGCGACTGGACGCAAGACGACATAAATTTATTTGTTACTCAATTTAACGGAAGTCAGCAAGACGAAGACCCATTAATAGATATGAATAAATTAGACCCCAATTTTATTACACGGGAGGATATTGCTAAAAAATATGAGGGGTTCTCGCCCGAAGTTTTAGATATATTATATGAATGCGAAAATAAGAAATTGGAAGATGCCCGCCTGCCCCCCTTACGAGTAAAAAATCAATCTATAAAATTAACAGACAATTTATCTAACATAGTATATATAGATGACGAAACAAACCCAAAAACAGAAACAAGTAGTCCAAATATTTCTCACGCCAAAACAAGCGAAAAAGAAAAAAAAGAAGAAGAAGAAGACTGGGGCAAAGAGTTCTTATAAATTAGGAGGTCAGCGACCATATCAAGTGCCTCTTGCGTATCCGGCATATCCACAAGTTATTCCCAAATATGAAGCGGACAAAACCACACAAATCGCAAATGCTTTGAGAAATTATGCCGCAGTTTCAACCGCACAAATGAAGGAAGTAAGTGAAAATTTGAATGCTATTCGTATGGAACAGCAGACCGCCGGCAAAAAAAAAGTAGCGTTTCCAGTTGAACCTTTTTCAGGTAAAAATAAAGAAAATTTTGCGGAGGAAGTAAAAAGCGATATAGATGACGCAAAAATGACGGAACAAGAAGTTACTGCGGCGAGTGATGCTTCCACTGGATACTCGGCAGCAGAAGCAATAGCGGCAAAGATGAGAAGGCAATTAAAAAAATTAGGCAAAGAACCTAAATCCGCTTTTGAACCTATTATAGATACAACGGATACGGATTATGAGAGCGAAGTTGAACCCGCCCCAACAGTCCCTCTCCCTCCGTCAAGAGCATCGGGTATGCGGTCAAAAGCAGCAATAATGAAAGACTTGAAAGCGCAAGGCATTTCATTTAAAACCGCGATGAAAGCAAAACAAATTCAAGAAATCGCGGCACGGGCAGGAATAGTTATTGAAAAAGAGCAAGATTAAATAAAATAATTTATTAGTGTATATGACTAACAAATTATTCATAATAATATTATTTAGGGATTACAATAAAGAAGTAATTTCTTATGTTGGTTTATTTCCAACCAAACAAGAAATAATAAAAAGTATTCCAATATTATCGTATAACGATTTAGTGCCGAAGCGGCACAAATATAAGACCATAAAAAGTTTATTTCATTTTATAGAAATACCAAATCATAAGAAAATATATTTTAATACATATCATCTTACAGCAGATAAGCGACCAGTTATTCAGGCGCTTTAATTTGGTCGCCGGGTGTAATATTTTCGGTGGGTTGTTTAATATTTGTCGTATCATACTCATTTAAAAGGGTCGCTTCTGCCGTGCCTCTATTACTGGAAACTCTCCGTAAATCGCTGAATGTTCCCTCTTCGTTAATATGCTTCATCACGATTTTCATTATTTCTCCTTCCGCCAAAAGACCATCTTTGCCGTTGCCGAGCATATATAAAAAGGGACGGAAATAAGAACTGATAGAACCATTTGTGATTGGTTCTCCCGTTGCCTTACTGAATAATAATTTGCTCTCATCATCACCGAGCAACTCATTCACAACCCCTACAAACTTCTTCACACTAATAAGGTTTCGTTTTTGTCCGTGAGTATTCGCCGTTTTATATTTATTTCTAATATATACTGCCTTACCATTTTTAATATATATGTGGTTCAAATCCTTATCTAACTCGCTCTCGTCTTCAACGGATTTATGTAATTTAATATACGCGACATCTTGGTTGCGAACATTTACTTTGAGGAATAAAAAATTAATAAAATATTTTTTGGGGTTTTTTTCATTTTTAACAAGATTGGATAATTCTGTATAAGATGGTAGTTCGCTCTTATTCAATAATCCAAACTTTTCTTTTTTGTGGAGTTGTCGCAACTCTCTTATTTCTTTGTCTTTTGCGTCAAGCACTTCTTTATGCTTTTCGCTCATAAATATTTTCTTGACTACATTTAAATATGCGTTTCTTGTGTTAGGGTTGGGGACTGTATCAAGCGCCGCTAAAATATCGGCAAGTGGTTTTTTATGTAGAGGTTTCCGTTTATCTTTCATCTCCATCAATACTCTTACTCTCATATACGAATTGAGATATACTTTTGCCGTATGCGGTTTAACATTAAAGACGACTTTTTTTGCTTCTGCTTCCATATTTATATATTAACATAATATTTTTTTATATTGATTTTATATTTATTTTGATTGCCTTAAATTAATGATAGATTTTTATTTATTTATTTTTTATGGGTTTTTGTCTTTATTTATTTTTTGTCTTTTTTTTGGTTTCAGTAGCACTCAACCTCGCCGGACAAGAACTCGCGTTCAACACCGTTCAAGATGTCTTGAAAGAACACGACTGCCTCTTTTTCTTTGTTGAGATGCTCTTGCTTTTCTTTGGCGAGATGCTCCGCTCTCGCACGAAGTTCTTGAAGCATCTTCTTCTTGAAGAACTTGGAAGTATGCTGATACTTCTTGCGAGGTTTCTTTACTTTGTCCGCCAGGAGAGGAAGCACAACTTTATCCCACTCCTCCATTGGGCGTTCGCGCAACCACTCCTCCATTGGGCGTTCGCGCAAGAAAAAGCAGCGAATATCCATCTTGAAGATAAGAAGGTATGAGCGTTCTTCGTAAGGTAAGTAGAAGAGGCAAGTATGGAAGTATTTTAAGTATAACGGGACGACGAGGGGTCAGTTGCCGACCTCCCGTCCAAACTCGCACGATAATAGAGCGAGTTTTAAGACAAGATACGCTTGCTCTAACCTGCTCTATTATCGTGCGAGTTTGGCGATGGAAGTTAAACGACAAAACACCACATAGAGCGTGTTAGAGCAAGTGTATCTCACATTAAAACTTGCTCTATTATCGTGCGAGTTTGG